TGCATTCGGCCATCGTCGCGGTTCTCTCGCTCGATGGTAAGGGCGTAGAAAACTTGAACCGACAACTGCGAAAGCTGACCGATGGCTAACAATTCCCAGGACGTAGAACTCCGAATCCGGGCGACCAACTACTCGAAGCAGACTACCGACAAGGTAGTGGACGCCCTGAAGGAGATGACGAAGGCGCAGGATGCGCAGATCGAGAGTGCGAAGAAAGGCACCACGACGGTCGCGCAACTGGAAGCGTCGTACACCAAACTTGAAAACGCAGCGAAGGCGCTGCTGTCCCAGCAATCCCTCACGAAGCTGTACGAGGCGCAGTCGGCTACCCTGGCCGACCTCAACACGAAGTTGGAAGCGGCGCGCAAGGCGCAGCAGGATTTTGCCAACTCACTGACTCCCGGCGAAGAACGCACGAAGGCGCAGCAGGCGGAATTGAACCGCTTGGGCAAGGCCGTGCTGTCGGTCGAGAAGCAGTACGAGCGCGCGCAGGCCCGCGTCGACGCCACCGGCCAGCGCCTCGCTGCATTCGGCATCACGGCCTCGAACCTGGCCGACTCGCAGAAGAAGATCGTCGACGCCGTGAACCAGGCGAACGCCGCCCTGGAAAAGCAGGAACGCGCGATCAACACGGCCGACGCCGATGCCGCGCGCCGCAAAGCGCAGGCCGACGCCATCGCACAGCGCGAATTGCAGGTGAAGGTCGACAACCAGTTCGCGCAGGCCGAGCGCGACGTGGCCGCCGCCCTGGCCGCCGAACGTGCCGCGCAGGTAGCCGCGAACCAGGCCGCCGCCGACAAGAACCGCGAGCGTCAGGTCGAGGTCGACGTGCTGTTCGCGCAGGCGCAGCGCCAGGCGACCGAGGAACTGAACAAGAAGACCGCCGCACTGCGCGCGCAGCAGCAGGCATTGCAGCAGGCCGCCGACGCCGCCGAGCGCATGAGCCGCAGTTCGGTCGTCACCGCACGCGGGCAAACGCCGGTCCTGACGCCGCAACTGTCCCAGCAAATCCGCGACATCCAGAACCCGGCCGATGCCGCCGTACGCTCGATCACCGGGATCGAGGACGCAGTGGGTCGCCTGGAAGCGCGCGTCACCGCGATCCGTGGACCTGTCCGCGACTATCGAGGTGCCCTGGAAGACGCCAGGCGCACGCAGGCGGCGCTTTTGGCGGTCGCCGGCCAGGTGGATACCTACCAGAACCAGATCGCGGCGCTGCGGGCCGCTCGTTACGAATACACGCAAAACCGGACGGCGGTGAACAACCTGATCGCGGCGATGCGCGCGGGGAACGGTGGCGACGACATTACGACCCGCCTGGCCGCCGCGCAGCGCACGTTGCAGCAATCCGCGACCGCGCTGGGCAACCTCATGACCGCTGCCCGGCAAACGCAGGCCACGCTGACCGCCGCTGGCGTGAACACCGCGCAGCTTGCGCAGGCCGAGCAGCAGCTTGTCGACCAGACCAACCGCGCCACGCAGGCGCTCAACTCGCTGAACGCGGCCTACCGTGCGAACGGCGCGGCGGCCGAGCAAACCGGCTCGCGCATCCTGTCGTTCTTCGGCGGTGAAGGTGGCCGGACCACGCTGTCGTACGCGCAGCGCTTGCGCGGCGAACTGCTGTCCCTGGCCGCTGGCTTCGTGGGCCTGAACGCCGCAATCGAACTCGGCAAGAAAACGCTCGAAGCGTACAACCAGACGCAGGCCATCATGAACCGCCTGCTGGTCGTGAACAACGGGAATGCGAAGGCGGCGGCGTCCGATTACGCGTATCTGCAAGCCGCGACAGACCGCATCGGCGTCAGCTTCACGAAGGTGGCCCCGGCCTACTCGAAACTCGCCATCGCTGCGAAGCAGGCCGGCATGAACACGCAGCAGACCCGCTACATCTTCGAGGGCTTCGCAACCGCGACATCGAAGCTGGGCCTGTCGGCCGTCGAGTCGGAACGCGTGTTCAAGGCCATCGAGCAGATGTTCAACAAGGGCAAGGTCAGCGCCGAGGAACTGTCGCAGCAGCTTGGCGATGCGCTGCCGGGCGCGTACAACCTGTTCGCGAAGGCCGCGAACATGACGACCCAGGACTTCGCGAAGGCAATGCAGGATGGTCAGATCGCACCGTCGTTGCTCATCAAGGTCGCGAAGGAACTGAAGGACACGTACGGCGTGGTCGGCAATGGCGTCGAGAACCTGTCGCAGTCGCAGGCGCGGTTCGACAACGCGTTCAATCGCTTCCTCAACAACACCGCGAACGGCGGCTTCGTGCAGGCGTACCAGCAGCTTCTCAACAAGCTGTCCGCGATGCTCAATGATGGCACAGCCGACAAGTTCGCCACGCAGCTTTCCTCGGCGTTCGTGGCCGTGCTGAACGTGCTGCAATTCGTGATCGACCACTTCGACGCATTCAAGCTGGCCCTGGAAGCCGTGATCGGCGTGAAGATCATCGCCTGGCTGTTCTCGCTGCCTGCGGCGTTCGTGGCCGTGCGCACCGAAGTCGTCGCGCTTCAGGGTTCCATCGTCGCACTGAACGCCTGGATGGCCCGCACCGAGGCAGCAGCCGCGATCACCGCAGCACTCGGCACTGGTGGCGTGGCCGGCGTGGTGGCGCGCTTGACGCCGCTCGTGATGAACCTGGTGCGCGCGTTCGGCTTGTTGAGCAAGGCAACGGTGGTGCTGGCGGCCGGCTATGCCGCGTACGAGGCGACGGGCGCAATCCTCAACATGATGGACAACGGGATTCGCGAGCGCATCGTGGGTGCCACGAACGCGGCGACCAAGGCATTCGAGGACGCGGCAGCGGCGCGCAAAAAGCTGGACGCGAATACCGACAAAGAACAGCAGGCCGCGCTGAAGGCGCAGTACGACAAGCTGTCGAAGATCGCCGTCGACGCCGCGAAAGAACAGTCTCGCCTGATCGCCGAGGCGCAGGCTAAGGACGTGAACTTCGACGCGAAGACGAACTACGCTTTGCAGGATCAGAAGAAGCGCGAGGCCGCAGCGATGGGCAGCAACTCGGGCGACACCGCGTATCCGGGCGATCCTAACGACGACCCGACGAAGCTGGCCGCGCTGCGCAAGGCGATGCTCGCTGACGAGAAAAAGTCCGATCGCGCGATGAAGGAGCAACGCCTGCGAAGCGCGAAGGAGGAACTGGAAGACCGCCTGGCGATCATCCGCGAGCCGTACGAAAAGGAACGCGAGGAACAGAAAAAGGGATTGACCAGCGAGGCGTCTTACCAGGAAGCGAAGCGCATCATCGACGCGGCCGAAGCGAAAGCCGTGGCCGCCGAACGTGCGAAGTTCTACAACGAGCAGGCCGCGAAGGGCAAGCAGGAAGGCGACCGCCGCGTGCGCCTGGCGATGGAGATTAAGGACAAGCTGGATGGCATCGAAGCCGACATCGCGGCTAAGAACGCGAAGGCCGATCCGACGAAGCCGTACGAGGAACGCCGCGCCGCGCGCATCGACAAGATCAGCCACGCCTACGACGAGTTGAACACCAAGATTCTCGCCGAGAAGAAGGTGAACCCGCAGCAGGCCGCCGCTGACCAGGCGCGTCTCGACGTGCTGAAGAAGCAGCGCGAAATCCTGGAAGGCGAGAACAGCGACCGCGACGAGGCGAACCGCCTGGCCGACGAATTCAACGCGAAGCAGACCATCCTGCAAAACCGCCTGAACGAGATCAAGACCCTGTACGACACTGGCAAAATCTCGTCGCAGCAATTCCTCGATCAGACGAACTACGCGGTCGCCACGCTCGGCCCTGGTGTCGAGGAAGCCGGCCAGGCCGCGCTCAAATTCGCCGCGAGCGTGAAGTCCGTGCTCGACCCGGTGGCCTACTCGAACCTGGTGTCGAGCGTGCGCGCCGGCATGGCGAAGTCGGACGTGGATGCAACCCTGGCCGCGAACAACCTGGCCGCGCAGCAGACCGCGCTGAACCAGATTCTCGAACAGCAGCAGCGCGACCTCGATCTGATCGCCACGAAGCGCAAGCTGGGCATCA